TCGCATCCCAGCTCAGCCACTTGTGCCATTGTTGGGTCGCCATGTCGTAGGCCCAGGTCAGGCCGTGCGGCCCGACGCTAGGAAACGTCACGACGTAGATTTCGTGGCCCTGGATCTGGTAGCTGTACGCGATGGCATCGCTGACGACTTGGCCCTCGAGCGAATACTCGACGGCGTGCGTGCTGAACCGCTTGAAGGCATAGCCCTCAACCATCTCAATAGTGGCGTTGCCGCGATTGTCCTGCGCCACCAGCGCGAATCCATCACCCAGCCGAGCCACGCTAAACGGCGCATTCGTGCCGGCCTGCATGCCGGCGCCCTGCACTCGAGAGAATGGGAACGAGATGATCCCGCCGATGACGTTGCCCGTGTCGGTCCAGATTTCGGTGGTGAGCTCGCCCAGCAGATACACTTGACGGCGATCCACGATCAGGCTCGCCAGCGAGTCGGGGGCGCCGTCCTTGGTGCCGAAGTAGGCTTCGGTGCTCAACGCACTGCCAAGATCGGTGGCGGCCCAGTTGCGCGTTCCTGGCTGATTGTAGATGACGTAGTTGTCGACGTTATCGACCACATCAGCGCCCTGCCAGGGGCCGTCGCTGCCGGGTAACGTCGTGAATGTGTTCGTGCCGGCGACCCAGGTATATCGGTTGGCGCCATCAGCAATGTATGCGGTCAGGCCGCCCGAGGTGGCGATGAGATCAGTGATGCTGACAGGGCCAGTGCTGCTGGCGAGCGTGCCCACCAGCGTTGCCGAGAATCCTGTGGTGATCCGGTAGACGTTCGTGCCGCACACCGCCAACAGATACTGCCCTCCGGATAGCGCCCGCATGCCACGCACAGGCGCCGAAATGGGCAGCTGCACCTCCAGCTTGAGCCCAGGCGTCGGGTACAACGCGACGATGCCACGCTCGCCGGGCTGCTTGGTCAGATCGATTTCAGGCCGGAAGTTGATGCACTCCTGCGCGTCCTGATAGATCGACGGCGCCTCGTAGGCTGCCCCGACGAAACCGAAATCCGGCATCGCCTAGCCTCCGGTCAGCGGAACCCGCCCGACAGAATCCAGCCGGCGTCCTTCTGGCGGCTGTTCAGCAGCGCGTCGTCGTACCGGGCGATCTGCTGCGGCTTCATGTTCGTGCGTTTCAGATTCGATTTCGACTGCGCCGCGTAGGCCATGATCATCTGGATCTGCTCGGGCGATTTCTTGCCGAACATCGGCATCAGCCGCTCGGCCAAGCACCACCGCAGCGCCATGCTGTAGCCCTGCGGCAGCACGACGGTGTCGTACAGCGAGGCGTAGCGCGCCAGCATCATGTCGGCGAACACGTGCATCTCACCCTGTGCAGGCGACGGCCACAGGAACAGATTGCCCAGCGGCTGCGTCGGCTGGTAGTAGAGCGCCCGCGGCCACGGGCCGTTGAGCGTCTTCAGGCCGATCATCTCGTAAGATTCGACGTTGAGGATCGCCACCGGGTAGTCGAGATTCGACGCGCTGGTCGCCACGCGCACGAATGCCGAGTTCACCGCAATCGGCCGCTGATAACCGGCGCTGATGGACGTGCTACCAGCGGTCTGCGAGATGTTCACCGTGTAAGTGCCGGCGTAGTTGACCTGACCGCCTGCGCCCGTTCCGAACGCCACGATGGTCGTGCCGGCACTGATGCCGCTGCCGGTGATCGTCTGCCCGAGGTTGATCGCCCCGCTGGTCAGGCTGCTGGCCGCCACGGTGAGCGTCGTGCCGCTGATGCTGCCCGTGAACGCCGCCCCGACGCTGCCGCCCGGCCCGATGGTGTACTGCGTGACGTTGGCCGTCACCGGGAACACGATCTCGGTCTTGTAGTAAGGCAGCATCGACTCATTCGACCACTGGTCGATGAGGTCGTTGAGCATGTCGAACGCATCCTGCGCGGCGTCAGCCGTCGGCGTTTCGCCGGCCTCGAGCGCGCCGATGTCCTTGAGCGACCGGCTGACGATGTCCAGAGGAGTCATTGCTGCGCTCCGAGGGTTCTCGGATCACTCAAAGATGATCGTGACCTGCGGGCTGGTGCCGCCGATTGCAACATACAGCCCTTGCGCGAACTCAATGCCATCCTCGGCGCCCGGCAGCGGGATCGCCAACGGCGTGCTCGCTGCGGTCATCGTGTTGACCATGCACCGGCTGGTGTCGGAGACGACATTGTCGTACAGCGCCACGGTCGGATTGGTGCCCGAAGAAAACACCACGCCCTTGACTTTGCCGGGGCCGAACTTGAGCTGCGCCGACGCAGTCAGTTGTGCATATTGCGCCATGTTCAGTTCTCCTTGTGCAGATCGCCGCCCGGCTGCTGCCGCAGATAGATGTGGAAATTGCCCGGATAGTCTTTGCCGTCCGCGCCATGATGCGTCAGATTGAAATCCGGCACAAGCCAGATGTCACCGCCCAGCGCCTCCCAGCGCCGGCAGAAGGCGTAATCCTCGCCCCACCAGACGCCTTCATGTGCGCCGTGGTTGAACAGATCCACGCTCAGTCGGTATCGCTCGCCGTAACACAGCTCGGGGTGCGCCTGCATGAACCGATCCACGGCCTTCGTGGTGATCTTCAGGAACCCCGCAGGCACCAGACGGGCCTTGATTGCGCCGTCTTCGCGCACCACAGGATGCCCGGCGGCGTCGCTGTGGATCGTGCCCATGTAGGACACATCATCGGCGTCGGGATACTTGAACCGATAGGTGCCAGCCACGACATCGCCTGGCGTGTTGATGAGCGTCAGCAGGTCGCGCGGCCGCCAGCTCAGGTCGTGGTCGATGAACACGATCACATCGGCCTTGGCGTCCAGCGCCTTGCGCAGCATCGTGGCTCGAGCGGCCGAGATGTACGGATTGCCGACCTCGCTGACCATCGCGTCATCCCACCCGGCGGCCTGGATGAGCGGCACAGACGCCTCAAGCGCGTCCAGACATTGCTGGTAGGGGCGCTTGACGGTCGGCAGGCAGAAAACGACCTTCTTCATTTCGCGGCAATTGCCAGAAGGTTGTAGTACGGCATCCGTTGCACTGTCACCCGGCTGAATCCCGCCTGGTCAAACGCAGCATGCAGCGTAGTGGCCGTGAATCCGGTGCGATGAGCCATGTAAGGTTGCGTCGGCAGCGCCTTGCGGTAGCCGTAGATCATGTCCAAGCCCGTGATCGGGCCACAAGGTGCCTCAAACAGCACCTCCTCGGTGGCCTTGACATCCTGCAGGTCAGGAACCGCCAGAACGACAAAACCCTTGTCTTTCAACACGCGGTGAAACTCGGCAAGCGCCACCGGCACATCGTGCGGCAGCAGGTGCTCGAGCGCGTGTGAGCAATGGATGGCATCGAATGGGCCGATGTCACCCAGATCGGTCATGCTCGCCAAAATGTCAGGCTGGACCTCCGCAGAGATGTCCAGCCTGACTTCGTCGAACTTGCCGACTGCCCAGTCTGGCATGGAGTCATAGCCACACCCAACGTGCAGCAATGACCCCATTTCAGACATCAGGCAGCGCCCTTCCACAGGCCGAGGCCCGTCAGGGTAGCCGAGACTTCAGCTGCCCACGCGGCCAGGTTCGACCCGACCGTGATGTAGGAGCTCGCCGAGACCACCGAGGCGGCCTGCAGCGCGGCGGCACGCTGCGTCACCGGGGTCGTGCCATAGAAGCCCATCTTGCCTGCGCTGGTTCCCAGCAGGACGCCATCGACTGCGTTGCCCTGAAACAGATACAGAGAAGTGGTGGTGCTGTTCGGATCAGCCATGATGCTGGTTCCTTTCCTTCAGTTGGGTTGCGAGGTCAGGCGGCCACGCGGCAGGCAAGCTCGGGATAGAGCGGTGCCCAGCCGTAGAGCACATCCAGACGGGTCGGGATGCTGTCGTTGTTGATCGTGTACTGGCGCACGACGCGGATCGAGAGGCCCAGCTCCTTGTCCGACGCGCGGCCGGCGAAGTGGACGCCGTCGGGCATCTCGAGATCGGCCATCGCCAGCGTGAACGCGTTGCGGTGCATCACGATGTTCTGCGGCGACACGGTGCCCACAGCCGAGGTGCCGATGCTGAACGGCGTCACGGTCGCGGTGCCCGAAGTCGTCGGAATCGTCACGTTCTGGAACTGGCCCGCCGTGATGATCGCAGGCGACACGGACACGGACAGCGCGCCCGAGCCGGTAACCGTCGAGTTCACCACGAAGTTGCGCAGCCGGTTCGACCCGTAGGCCTGACGGTTCTGCGGGTTCACCGCGAACACGTTGGCGATGGTGATGACATCACCCGCGCGCAGCGTCACCGCAGCGCCGGCCGTGATCGTGATCGTGGACGACGAGGCCCAGCCCGACGAAATGCCGATGCTCGTCGTGCTGGCGGTCAGCGTCGAGGCGGTCGTGGTCCAGGCGCCGAAGGTCTGCGCCCCGACGTTCTGATCCATCTTCCACTTCATGCCGGCGCTGTCCACGCCCATCAGGCCCTTCTCGAACTGGTCGGAAACCTGCTTGGCGGGGTTGAAAAGGCCCTTCAGGCTGTCCACGATGGTCGCCGAGGTGAACGGCTCGACCAGGCACGAACGCCGGCCGTCGCGCGGGGCGCCTTCGGCGTCCAGATACGCCTGCGCCGTCAGATACGTCAGCAGCGAGGTCGGCGGGGTGCCGGCCGTGCCCACGATGTTGGCGGTCTTGAGGCGGGCCATGCCCAGGC